AAAGTATCTTGTTTTGGTTCAATAAAATAAGTCTTCCAAGTATATATGTTAGAAGGATTAAAATCAGGTGTGTTTGGATTATCGGGTAAAGGACTTTTAAAATGAGTTTTAGCAGAATTAGAATTTGCTTTTAAATAATAAATAACAGAAATTAATGCAAAATTGTGGTTATGCCATTCTTGGTAATCTTTTTTATTATACAAATTAAACCACCCATTTGTTTTGTCTAAATTAAGTTTTTTAAAACCTAAAGCATTAGCAAATAAATTTACTTCTTTTGCTATCCAATTATTTAAATCTTTAAATTTACTATCTTTGTAAATATTATGTGTGTACGAAGAGTTAAAAACATTTTTGCTTAACCAGTGTTTTCCTCCTCGCTCAACTTGTTTAGATAAATTAATACAATGATCGACTAGATCTTTGGTGTCTACAGAATTGTTTTCAACAATATTTAAAGGAGTAGGAAATAAATTAATCATTTTTTAATTGCTGGTTGTGATGACAGAACCAACCTGTTACAATCCATTTTTCAAAATTACAGGGTAGGCCTCTGTGAGTATGAGTAAAATCAGAGGGCCATAAAACAGTCAAACCTTTTTTTGGTTTTACTTTAATTTTTTGAAAAAGAAATTCTGTTTCTCCCCCCTCTTCTATGTCATTTAAATATGTCATGAAAACAACTTGCCTATTGGTATCTTGCAAAGATCCTCTTTCATAATGATATCTAAAAAAACCACCTTCTTTAGCAGGATAATATTGAATATTCGTTCCTGCTTCATTAGTTTTTAAATACCCTGATATACCAAAATAATTCATGTAATCAGTAATGAAATTAGATATTTCTTTAAAATATTCTTGTATAAAAATGTTTTTATTATTATTAAAAAAAGTAACATCTATTGAATTTTTAACTTTTTTATCTAATCCTGAATAAGTATGTCCATCACCTTTGTACTCAAAGTTATTTTTATGATACCCTATAAATTTATCACATAAATCTATATTTTTTAAATTGTATGATCTTATAAAAGTTTCCATTATTTGTAGTTTATATTTATATTAAATCTTGCTTTAGCATTTGTGCAAGTTGAACTAGCGTGTTCTTTATGTCCTTCAAAAAATAAAACTCTGTTTTCTACAGAATTAATTTGTTTGTTTTCAAATGAAGTAAAACCATCACATGTATTTAAAGAAAACAAAACTGCTTTGTGTTCATAGGGATAATCTAAGTGTATTTTATTTTTAATTATTTTTTCTGTTCTAGGATATAAATTTACTTTAACTCTTATAATCTCAGTAGATGGTATGAAAGATAATAAATTTTTTGTAAATAAATTCCAATACTTACTTGCAATGTTATTATTAAATATATTATGTGTCATGTAATAACTTAAATCTTCTTCATGATTTTTGTGATGTATATTTACCTCATCTTGAAAATACCACGGAAAATAATTACTAAATATTTCTTTTTTTAATATGTCTAAATTTTCTTTAGGTAAAAAATTATCTTTTATCTGGTAATTCATTATCTATATGGCTTTCCATCTGTCCAAATCACCAAACTATATCTTGTGCCTGAAGTTACAGGTTTTACTCTATGCCAGACAAAAGAAGGAAATACAATTACAGTTCCTTTAGAAGCTATGTTTCTTAAATCGTGAACTTTTTTAGGTAAATGTGGAGGGCCGTCCATGGCTATTTCTAGTTCTCCTCCTTGATACTCTGTGTAATCATTTAAACAGACAGTAACAGAAACTTTTCTTATTAAACCTATTACATCGTCAAATGGTGCGTTTTTTTCATTATTTCCAGTTTTTTGATTTCGTGGTAAATAAGGTAGAGTCCAAGCATCTACGTGCCAATCATAATATTGCCCTGGATCGTAAATAGTAAACTGACAATGTTCACTACAATTTAAATCATAATTCCATTTAGCGTTTTCATTTGCTTTTAAAATGTAAGGATGAATTTCATTATAAATCCATTTTTTATCTAACCAAGCTACGTTAGATTTTCTAATTTTATCGTTGAGTTCTGCATCACCAATAATAGCTTTTTCATTATTTTGTTGAAGTCCAAATTTAATTATATCATCACAAATATTTTTTGGAATAACATCCCTAAAATACCAGTAACTATTCTCTATATTCATTCTAGAGAGTTTTATATACTAATTAAAAGAAAAGTCTAGTTAGTCCAGGTATCTGCTTTTTGATTTGCGAATACGTCTTGCATAGTCCAAACTCCTGAAGCTGCTGTAACAACACTAACTTCTCTAACAATAACAGTTCCGTCTCCACCGTCTCCAGCTTTTGCACCTACTGCTCCTTGTTCTCCAGCGCCGCCTCCGCCGCCGCCTGAACCGTCTGTACCATCTCCACCAGGTCCACTAGGATTTCCTGAACCGCCATCTCCACCGCCTCCAGCGGCATTACCGCCTCCAGCATTTCCATTATCAGGTCTACAGCCGCCTCCGCCGCCGCCTCCATATCTTCCATTTGGACCCCAATAATAAGGTTGAGGTGCGCTTCCAAATACTGGTGAAGCATCTACATTACCGCCACCACCTCCAGCGCCAGATCCCGTTCCTGCACCGCCTGAGCTGCCAGCTCCACCACCACCGCCAGGTATAGAGGTAGCATTACTGTTTCCACCATCATTTCCCTCTGGTGGTGAAAAACCTCCAGCGTTTCCATTTCCTGTGTAAGGGTTTTCTGGAGAAGAAGCAGAACCTCCACCAGATCCACCATCTAAACTATTTGTATTAGGAAAATTAGGTTGACCACCTAAACCTTGTCCCATACCAGAACCACCTCCAGTAGCACTGATAGGTCCAAAAGAACTATCATCTCCTTGAGCAGTTGCAAAAGGTTGACCATTTAATTGTAGACCTGTTCCTCCTGCTCCAATCGTAACAGATACAGGTTGTCCTGCAGTTACTGGATGAGCTGGAAGTAATCTAACACCTCCGCCGCCTCCGCCGCTTGCGTTTGATTGTGTTCTGTGACCTCCGCCACCGCCACCAGCTACAACTAATAAACCTACGTTTTGTGTTTTTTTAGCTACAAAAGTTCCAGGTGATGTAAAAGGTGTTACTACATCTCCTATTGTTGGATCATTAACTGGTCCTATAATTCCGCCATTTGCCATAATAATCTCCTTATACTATATCTTCCTCTGCAAGAAAAGAAGAACTTGATGCTTCCCATCTTCTCATTTTATTTTCAGAAAGTGGATTTTTTTTACAAATCCAAGTTGTTAAACTTTCATTCCATTGTGGTGGATAAAAGTCAAAAGTTCCAATTCTATCTCCATTGTCATCTAAATCGTCAGTTAATCTATAGTTTTGAATATCCGCAGATGGAGCTGCAACAGGAGCTTCATGTAGTCCTGATGTAGTATTTAATACCCAACTTGAGTATGGTTGTTTATCTGTAAAAATATTATGAGTAGAATTCCATAGACACTCATGTCCAGCGAATAAACCTCTTTCGGAAGTTTTATAAGTTTGCTTCCAAAAAGTATCTGGATAAGTTTCTCCTGCAGCTTCATATTTAGCTTTTAATCTAAGACCTTGAGGAATGTTATCTTTAACCCATTGTTCCGCTTCAGTTGAATTCTTACCGCCGTTATCGGCAACGTCTTGATCTGATACAACAATAACTCTAATTACTTCGTTATTATCAACCCTACATTCAGCAAAGTGCGCCATAAACTATGACCCTCCTTAACTTAATTCCTCGTAGTTTATAGTAATAGTTGCATCTGAGTTTGCTCCTGCCCCAGCTTCGATGTTGTCGCCTTCCTCTAAATACAATGCAGTATTTTTATCTACGACTACTAAAGTTGCATCTGCAGGACATGATATTGTGCTTGCGATTGCAACTGGTGAGCCACCTGATTTAGTTATGAAGACAGATATATCTACGGCTGATGAACCATCTATATTTGCTACGATAATGTTATTTACTTTAAAAACTTTTCCAGAAGAACCAGCATTTGCTAAAATCTCTGTTGTTAAAGTAGTTGTTAATGCTGCTTGAACAGACTTTGCTGTTATTGTTGCGACATTGACTAAATTTGGTGCGGCCATATTTTATATTCTCCTATGTTTATTTACCCAAAAATTAATGAAAAAGCAACAGCTAATCCAGCAGAGGCAATTTTATTTCCACTTACTTGTGCTTGTCCTGTTCCATTTGGAGCTATGTTTATATTACCGTTTGCTCCATCTGTTATTGTGATTGTTCCAGAGTTAGTTCCAGAATTAGTGTCCAAAACAAGGTCATGAGCGCCGCTTGACGTAAGTGTAGCTGCGGCAGCACCTGTACCTATTCTAACTTCTCCTGTGCCTTTAGGTTTAATGTGAACATCAACATTACTCTCTCCACTAGCTCCTAAGATTGGTGGATTTCCTGTTGCAGCGTTAGTTACTTCTAACTCATTTACTGCTGAACCTGTTGTTTGAAATATAATTTGTTCATTTCCATTTGCATCTGCGATAAAACCTGCATCTGCAATTTTTGGAGCTGTTAAAGTTTTGTTTGTTAAAGTATCTGTAGATGATGCAGTTATAAACCCTGTGTCATCAATATCTGGATTAGTGCCATCATTCGCTGTAGCATAAACCATTTTGACTGCACCTGGAGCAAGAGTTACACTATCCCCTGATCCTGACACATATTTAAATACTACGTTTTGTGATCCACTTGTTGAATTTTTTAATACGTAAAAAGTTTGTACATCTAAAGGTATTGTAACATTTCTTGACCCTGTTAATGACCCTGTAAATTCTATTACTCTGTGTGCAAGAGTTGCACCTGTTGACCCATCAGAAACTGATAATGTTGTATCTCCAGAATCCGATACGGCTTGTGTAGTAAACCCACCAACTATTTGTTCGATAAGTTGTAAATTTGTATTAGTTTTTGTACCCCACGTACCAGCGTTTTCACCAGTTGCTTGAAGCTCAACTCCTAAAGGTGTGTATGTAGATGCCATAAATTTTTATCTCCTATGCAGCGTCACTATAACTTGTATTTGATCCAGTTGCAACATTAGAATACGAACCATTGGATCCTGTTGACTCATCACTATATGACGTATTTGAGCCACTGTCAACATTACTAAAAGAGCCATTTGATCCTGTATTAATATTTGCATAAGCTTGTATTCCAATTGTAGGATCTACGAAAGTAGATTGTAGTCCTGTTAGACCCATTACATCTGATGGAGTTATAGATCCAGTTGAAGATGTTGCAGCTATTCCTGTTAAAGGAACACCTATTGCAGGAACTATAGATCCTACTGCAGATGTAGATGCAACACCTGTTATATCAATTATTTGTGCGTCATCAATTTCTACTTCTCCCACACTAGCCGTTGCTGAAACACCAGTAATTGTTGCTGGACCAAATTCTAATCCTAATGTTCCTACATTAAACGTAGACGATACTCCAGATATTGATGCAGGACCAAATTCTAAACCTAATGTTCCTAAATTTCCTGAAGCTTCTTGACCTGTAATTGCTGGTGTTGAATCAATTGTAAAAGTTACACTTCCAATATTTGTAGTTGCTTCTTGACCAGATAAACCAACTGCATCTGCTGGTGATATCGATCCAACACTTGTAGTTGCATCTACACCAACAACACTTAAAACTTGATTAGGAGACTCACCCCAAGAATTATCTCCCCAAGCATCTCTACCCCAACCAACTAAAGTTCCTACGTAAGATAAAGTTGGAGTTGAAAAACTAGCTGATACTCCTGTAACAGCAGCAATTTCTATTGTTTCAACTAAAACATTTCCTACACTAGTTCTTGCGAATTTTAAAAGTTGATCTCCAGTTGGTGGGTTTGCCACCATGTCTAATTCATAAGTAACTTGTGTATTAAACGAACCTACAGAAAAAGTAGATTCAACTCCAGTTACAGCTACAGTTTCATCTGCAGCTTCATCCCAATCTGCAGTTCCCCAAGTTAATCTTCCCCAACCTGTTTTATTAAATTCTTCTGTATCACCTAAAGAGGCTGTAAGACCAAAACCTGTAACTGAAATAACAGGATCAAAACTTTCTCCCCAAGGTTCTGTTCCCCAATCATCTCTACCCCAACCTTGTTCGGCAAAAGAAACTGCTGATCCTATTGATGTGCTAGCTGAAACACCTGTTAGTGTAATTGTATTACTATCTTGTTCACCCCAAAGTCCTTGACTCCAGGTTGTACCTGATCTATTCCAAGTGTTGGCCATAAGGTTTACCCCCTTATGCTATACGAATGATTGCGTTACTTGCGTCTGCTGTTGGAAATTGAATTGTAAAAGTTCCAGAAGATACTGTTTTGTCACCACCAAAAGCGATAACAGCAACAGCTTTGTTAGATGCCGATGAATTATAAATTAATGCACCATTAGCTGTGAAAGATGCTGAAGTAAAACTTACGTCTGCAAAATCACAGAACGCAGTTGTCCCAGACGTTGTTGGTGTAACACTTGTTAAAGTTGCACCACCTGAACTATATGCAGATCCTGATGTGTTTGAAATTTCGTTATCAGTTGAAAATGCAGTTGTTGCTGCACCTAAAGACGCAGAACTTGTATATAAAGCTATTTTAAAAGTATTACCACTAGATGCAGTAAAATTATGAGTTCCAACTAAAATTTCTTGTTTGAAACTTGTACAAATTGCTGATGATATAGCCATAATTTTTCTCCTACGGGTTCGGTGAATTTATTGGAATACGAACAGCACCATCAGTATAGTCATCTCTTCGTCTTCTACCAATTTGTTCACTAGCGAACTTTTGTACTTCTTGTTTATATTTATTTTCATATAATGTCAACATATCCATTGGACCTTTTAAAAA